GTCTACACCACGGAATGAATGAGGCTGCAATGATGGCTATGAACAAAATAGTCCACGCCTCGTCTTTCCAGCTATCCCTACTAGCCTCTGCCATAATCTTTTCCCAGCCAGCTTCGTGTGTGGCAGAAACCCGTAAAACTTCCGCTTCCGCTTCCGCCCTTGCTACTTTAGCTTTAGCTTTAGCTTTTGATTTCTCTACCTGCCCTTCTACCAAACTTCCGGCTATTTTGGCTATTGGTGCTAAAAAATTTAACATTCCCCCTCCTAGACAAGCCTATCTATACGGTTGTTCTCTTGAACCTGTTCAACTTCCTTTTTTTGCTCTACCTGTTCAGGTTCTCTACGGACATCCTCTACAGGACGCTGTAGGTAAGCCTTCCGTATTTGCGCTACGCTAGATATTTCACAACTCATTTTCTACTCATCCAAGCTGACACACCCATATAAGCTCCCACCACACCAGCTAGGGCAATATAAAATAACCCCAACAAATCGGATAATGCAGTAACACGAGAATCAGGTATGGCCGGAGTAAATAATAGAATGGTTCCCATAATCATAGCAGCCATTGCTACCCAAGCCATTTGCTTCTGGGCTTCACTTTTTTCTTCACGAAGCTCCAGTTCAATCAATTCCTGATGTCGCTTTATTTCTTCATCGCTCACAGTACCATCATGGTCAACATCATATTTAGCGTATATAGACTCAGGATCTAGTTTTTTTGGAGTCATTAATGCAACCTCAATAACAAAGTAACAACTACACCCCCCATGCCAGCCAATAATGCAAAGGTGTGTTGCCTTATATTTCGTTCGATATTATCCAATCGGTTAAATATTGTCTTATCTCGCTCCTCACAACGTGCAACATGAGCTTCTAGTTTAGCCGTTACGTCATAAATTTTTTCTTCTGTTTGTTCCATATTATCCACCTAAACTAGCCACTTTAGCCTCTAATGCCTCAATCCGCTCCATTGCTTCCTGAAGTGCCTTTAGAGCTTTCATATGGATAACGGAAGTTTTTACAGACTTAAACGACTTCTGATTCCCGTCACTATCCAACGTAGGAGCATCCGGCGCACCATCATCCCCCGGATTAGATTCTAAATTGGTTGTTACCAATTTGCCCATGCCCGCTGATTCTAATTCCTGTGCAACCACGCCTATCATATTGGCTTCGCTTGCTTTGTCCTTCTTCCAAGAATACTTACGGACACGCATGGCCTTAATGTCGTTCCACTGACTGCCGCTATCAGCAATGTTCTCTTTTAGATTTTGATCTGAAACCGTGCCATAGCTACCCGTAGCCGATAAAAAGTCACCATTTGATTCTATCTCTGCCTTCACAGCATCTTGGTATTTATGCTGGAAAACAGGGTTCCCATCATTGGAGTTATATACAAGCACTCTAGTAAATGTCTCTCCTGCGCTACTACCGCCACCCGCCTCGTCATCATATATAAGAAGCCCCCTACCGGACTGATCACGGTATGTACCAGCCTGATTACGGCCCATGTAAATAGTGCCTCTTTCATAGTAAGTATTAAGGTTTGTAGTTCCGGCTTCTATGCGAAGTGCTTGGGAGAAATAAACATTTCCCGTAGAGTTAATTGTAATTGCATCTGCATCACTAGCAGACCCTATTGTTCCACTGTTGGGGATGACAATGTTGCCAGATAACGTAAGATTCCCCCCAGAAGACAAAGACATTTTTTCAGATGCTGCTTCTGATGCGGCTGTCCTAAAAGACAACTTGGTAGCGTTATTATCAGCAGCGAAAGTTCCCTCTGAAACGGCTGCTACTTCTGCTGCTACAAGAATAGCGTCCGTACCACCCGATTCATCAGGCGCTTGAAATTGAATCTTACCTAATTCCTCATCTGCGATAATAGCTGTTTCACCTGTCTGTAACGTCAATACAAACGGCTTGTCATCTCCCGTATTTGTGTTCTTAAAAACTAAACCAGCATCCGCACTATGTGTTATGGTAACATCTGCATCTGCTCCAAATTTTATTGCTGAACTATCTGTTGGTAGTGTTAATGCACCACCAGAGGTTAGTGTCATTTTTTCAGCAGCAGCTTCTGATGCGCCCGTTTTAAATGATAATTTTGTAGCATTACTACTTGAGCTAAAATCTCCTTCTGATACTGCCGCAACTTCTGCTGCGACAAGTATAGCGTCCGTACCTGTACCTTCATCAGGCGCTTGAAACTGTATTTTGCCTAACACATCATCAGCAGCGACATCAGTATCACCTGTCTGTAGTAGTAAAGTTGCTGGACTAGAACTTGTTGCTGGGTTTTTAATAATCAAATTATTCAGATTAAGATCAATAAACGCATCTGTTATTGCAGCACCAACCCCTGCCCCGTCACTGTATATAACCTTCACATGACCATTTGGTACAACAACCTCACTTCCTGAACCCTGCTTCATGGAAATGTTATACCCTCCAGACGTAGCATTTTCTATAATCCAGAGTTTACATACCGTATTAGGAAGCAGAGATACCGTGCAAACAGAATCAAGTGTTCCTGTATATTTTAAGTATAAGGCTCTTCCGGGGTCTGTCGCACCATCTGCTATAGTTGTTGAAAAAGTATCTGCGTCCTCAGTAATTGCTTCTGTAGCATAACCAAATGCTTCGGCAATCAACTCAAGATTAGTATTAGTGGTTGTCCCCCACGTAGTAGATTGTTCCCCACTACCTATCTCTTCAAGTCGTAAGTCATTAACGTATGTACTTGCCATAATATATTCCTATGCTGCTATATCTTCCCAAGTTATTGACTGTGAATCATCAACTGTAGCCCAAGTTATTGTCTGTGAATCATCTACAGCAGACCATGTTACCGTTTGTGAATCATCAACTGTAGCCCAAGTTATTGTCTGTGAATCATCTACAGCAGACCATGTTACCGTTTGTGAATCATCAACGGCTCCCCAAGCCTTAATTCCTACAGTACCAACAGCACCTGTGGCAGATACACCTGTGGCAGATATAGCGGCCCCACCTGTAACCGTGACTGATCCAACAGAACCTGTACCAGATACGCCTGTAGCAGATATAGCGGCCCCACCTGTAACCGTGACTGATCCAACAGAACCTGTACCAGATACACCTGTGGCAGATATAGTAGCCCCACCTGTAGCAGTAACTGATCCAATAGCACTTGTACCAGATACACCTGTAGCACTGACCGTAACACCTGTACCGCCTGTAGCAGTAACTGATCCAACAGCACTTGTACCAGCTACACCTGTGGCAGATACATTAGCATCTCCTGTAGCAGTTACCGATCCAACAGCACTTGTACCAGCTACACCTGTGACAGATACATTAGCACCTCCTGTTACAGTTACTGATCCAACAGAGCCTGTAGCAGACACGCCTGTAGCACTAACGGTAACGCCTGTGCCACCTGTAGCAGTTACTGATCCAACAGCACTTGTACCAGCCACACCTGTAGCACTAACTGTTACCGATACTGATGCAATAGTTTCTGCGGAAAAAGGTGCTTCGGAAAATGTCTGTAGTGTGAACATTCTCTACGAAGCCTCTAGTGTTGCGACTCTTGCTTTTAAAGCAGTCATCTCAGACTCAAGCGACTCTATTTTCGCCATTGCTTCCTGTAACGCCTTCAGAGCCTTCATGTGAATGACAGAATACTTTGCGCTTTTATAAGATTTCTGGTTTCCATCCGAGTCGAGAAATGGCGTTTCGCCAGCATCATTGTCGGCAGGTAATGTCTCAAGGTGTGTTGTTACGAGTTTGCTCATCCCCGCAGCTTCTAACTCTTGGGCAATGACACCGATCATATTTGGAGCGTCTAAATTATCCTCTTTAAAAGAAAACTTACGAACGCGAATGTTTTTTATATCCGTCCACTGACTGCCCGAATCAACGATGTTTTCTTTGAGGCTTAAATCCGACGTAGCTCCATATGAGTTTGTTGCACTTTGAAAATCGCCATTGGATTCAATCTCGGATTTGATAACGTTGTTCAAACGATTTTGCCAGACGGGGCTTCCTCCAGAGGTATTGTAAACTCTGATTACAGTATAGGTAGTCCCATCGCTGAGATCGTCGTAAATTGCAAGACCTTTACCCGACTGATCGTGCTCTGCGCCACCGGACGTTTGACCTATACGAACCCACCCCCGCGCAAAATAGTGATTCAAAGAGGCAGTCCCATCCCCGAATCTTGATCCTTGGTCGCCCGT